TCAGCTTTTGATTTCCACTTGTTCTTTTGCTTTTGATTGATTCGCAATAAAACATGAGTATCTTTTAGTTGATTTCCCATGATGAAATTGTTTCTTCTTTTTTATTTGTGTTATTAAAACTGTTGTTGGTTGCTCCTGTATTAGCTGACTGAGGAACCTGTATATTTCCTGTTAAGTAATGGTTGTTGTTCTTGTCAGATTTTCTTTTACCACTTTCTTTATCAGTTGCCCACCAAAGAGATATACTTAATGTTTCTCCATTTGGTGTTTTTAATTCTCCTGTCATAGCAGGTCTTTTTGGCGATTGTTCTAATTCTGATTTAGATGCTTGCCAAACGGTTACTGTTCCTGGGTTTCTTTCGTAATTACTCATTTTAATTGTATTTTGTTATTTAAAAATTCGGAAAGTTGGTTCATATATTCACGACAATCAGAAATCCTTTCCTTTAATTTCTCTATGTCGTTTTCATTTAATGCAACAGGGAATTGCGATACTCTTATTGAGTTATATGGTATTCTTTGTGATGGAGAATGATTTAAATGTATACCCTCTTCTATGTGTTCAGGTAAATCTATTACATTAAGTTCTCTAGCTTTTTTAAATTTATCATATTCTACCACCTCTAAATCAGAGTCCACTAAACAATATGCTAAGATGCTTTTATCTAAGCCTGTTAACCACATATACCCTTGCATCTGCCAATAGTAATTCTTATTGTATGTTTTTAAATCACTAAAATCTTCATACATCGGAAAAGTTTCATCAGAATAACTTGTCTTTACATCTCCTAAAAATTCGTTTTCAATGTATATATCAGGAGTTCCCTTTATAAATTCATTATTGAATGACTTTTCATTCTTTGTATATAGAGAATCGAACGGTCTGTCGTGTATCTCAGACAACAGTCTTATTGAATCATCTTCATTCATATTACCCTTCTTAGTGTATATGTTGCTAAATTCTCGTCTGTAACCAAACAAAGCCTCTGAATGTAGTTCTTTCAATTCAGACATAGTTGTTTTAGATAACTTGTCTTTTTTATTTCTTGGTTCTGTCATTAAAATACCTAACGATGAACAGCGAAATTTGTACTGAGTAAAGTCTGTCTGTATCATATCGATTTAGGAAATCTTAGTTCTCCTGATTTATCAAAAACACCTATCTTGACAACCTTTCCGTCTTCAATCTTGTTTTTTAATTGCCAACCAAAAAGATTTAGTTTGCCTTTTTTGTCTAGATCACTAGCTTTTAAAGTCAAGCTGATACCTTTATATGGTTCATCGTAAAGTTCTCTTCCTATACCCCAATTTACACAGGCTCTTTTAAAAGAATCAGATGACTCTCCTTTTTGTTCGTGTACGTTAGATGGCTCTCCTGCATCATCTTTCCAAGTCCATTCGTTGTCTATTTTAATACCAACAGAACAAAATAGCGTGTTCTTTTCCGAATAGTGTCTTCGTTGCCAATTTTCTGCACCAACGACCTCGTCTAGTCTAGACATATCTACCCTAGCGTCTTTATACACCATTAAAGTGCACCATGATCCGATTTGATGACCTACTCTTAAAACAAGATCACTCCCCTGGAGTGGCTCTTGTAGTTTCTTTAATATACTCATGTTTTATTTGATTTAAGTTGATTGGATTTTTTAATTTCAATTTTTTGAGTTTATTAGTGAGATTCTCTATCTCAGTTTGTTTTCTTTCTTCTTCTTGATCAGTCTTTGGCTTACGTCTTCTAGTTTTTTCTAATTTTTTGACTGCAAAAGTATAGCACATAGCATTAGACAGTGTAACAAGTCCATTATCTAGTGCAAATTCAATAAGCCAATCTTCAATAGGCATTCCAATATCAGAGGAGTTGTTATACATCTCGTAAAAATATTTAGTGTCTATTTGTCTCTTCTCTACCTTGATTCTAGGCAGTATAATGTTGTCTGTACCATCAGCAAAAGAAAACACTTTGTTTTGTGTTGCTTCAATATTGTACAGCCTTCTAATTTTTGAGTTTCTATCCAATGTATTTTTTTAAAGAGTTAAAGTAAGTTTCTCTTTTTGCTAGACGTAAACTTAATATTTCTATTTTTCGTAGAAATTCTTTTCTTTCGATTATGCCCATACCAAAATGTACGCAAGTTCTTAAAACCTCGAATCTTAAATTGAATAAGCGTTTTGATACGTGCTGGTAATGTTTTTTTCTCTTTTCTCTTTTTACTCCTTTTAAGTAAGTAATAAAGGTACTCGTCATACTCCAAGTCGTATTGACTATCTTTGTAACATTCTTCATCTAAAAGTTTTTTAGTTAATCCCATTTTCTTCAGGTTTTAGTTGTTTGTTGTGTATTAAAGACTCAACCTGATTTGCAAATTCAAGTGCATCACCCTGAGAGTCTGTATTTATAAACCATCTTTTATTAAAGTTCATAGTATACTCTTCATCAAAGTTGTTTAAGTCATAGATTTCATAAGTGCTAGAGTTCCATCTGCATACCCATGACTTCTGTACAGTCTCATCATAATTAGCTAAAGGGAATGTTGGTTCGCCTAAAGCTTTGACAAGTTGATCGTATGTTGCATGTAATTTGATTCCTTTGTATGATGTTGTAATTCCATACGTCTCAGCAATTTCTTGCTCAAAAACCTTGTAAACTATAATTCCTTCCATAGCTTAAAGATTTGATAAACCAAAGATAGTGCTTTTTTGATACGCTTCTCGACATTCCTCTACAAAGCGTGTAGCTTCGTTATCTAATTGGTTTGGATAGAACGTTCCCTTTACGGTTGTATTACTTGATGTAGGGCAAGTGTACTCAAAAGCGTACTTGCCATCTTTACTAACAAGAACCACATTAAAATCGAAAGGTTCTGTTTTTTTTTCTTTGTTTGACATTGATTAAGATTTTAGTGTTCGACTGCAAGTTAATACATTGTATTTACATAAACAAAAAAACGTAAAACAAAAAGCTATTTTTTTTGGTCCAAATCAAAATTAGTTAGAAACATTTCTAACTCAGACTTAACTCAGCTATGCAATAAAATGCATGAATAAAAAAAAGGGATAACATTTCTGCTATCCCTATCTTATATAGTGTTAAAAAAAAACCGCCACCGTTGACTTATTCGGTTGAGTTCTTTTTAAGTCCAACGTACTCGCACCATTCTTCTAGCACTTCCCAATTCACACCTACATTGGCATCGTGTTGACTCTCGGCAAGTTCTAATACCTCTTCAGCTTGTTCGTCTGTGCATTCGTATCCTATGCTTTCGATATCTGATTTGTACCAATTTATTCTGGCTGAAGGTATTTTAACTTCTGATTTCATGATGATATCCTCCCAGAGATCGTTCATTTCGTTAAACTGATCCTGAGCTGCCTCCACATACCCTTCACTTCCATCTTCTTTGGTTTCATACATTGATTTAGGATCTACTCCATTTGCTTTACAGAATTCTTTTAATGATCTCTCTGCTAAATCACAAGCTAGTTCTGTTACGTTAATTATTGCGTCCATGTCTATTTTATTTTTTTAGTTTGACAATGAACACCATAATCTCACGACAGTGGTGGTTTCGACTATTGAAGTCTCGTCAGATTGCCTTATTAAACCCTCTGCCATTGATAATCTTCTCTGAAGCTATTGGTAATATATTCCTCAAGTATTTTTGGCTTAGTCTTTAAAACTGCCGACAATGTTTTGAATTTATCCTTGTCTGTAATCATCATTTTGTAATTTAGATCATCATCGATGTCAATGTCAAATTCGTGTATGCTGTAACCGAATTCAGTATTGGCATAAAGAGTTACAGTCTGACTACTTGTGTCGTTATGTAATGAAAATTTTGAATGTATCATAGTATTAAATTTTTGTTTTTATTAAGTTCCACTTCTACCCCATGCCCCTTCATCAGAGGATAGGTATTTAATTCTAGCTTCTGCTAATTCTTTTACTTTGTCAAATCTATTGTAGTGATTCATACAAGTCTCTACAGCTTCATCAAAATCCTCTAGTTGGATGTATGTCTTGCTG